CAGGTCATCTGCATCGGAGGCGGTGGCGGAGGAGGTGGCGGCGGATCTGGTGCTACGAACAAGGGCGGTGGAGGTGGCGGAGGAGGCGGAGTCGTCATTGAGAAGTGGTACGACGCGGCAGACCTGTCCTCGACGGAACCTGTAGCCGTCGGCAACGGCGGAACCGCAGGCGTCGGGAACAAGCTCGGCAATGTGGGGACAGACGGAACTGATGGATCAGTGACAACTTTCTCTGGCGGCTCTCTAGTCTCCAGTGCGCCAGGCGGCAAGCTCGGCAAGGGCGGCACGACGGTCGGCCAAGCGGGCGGCGCGGGCCTCGGCGGGATCAACGCTGGCACCTCGATGTACTGGGCGCTCGGCGCGATGGGCGGCGGCGACGGCGGGGATGGTGGAGACTCAAGCAATGGTACGAACGGCTTCCGCGCACTTGGCCCTGGCGGTGGCGGAGGAGGAGGCGGCCATGATGGAGCGGCTGCGGCATCGGATGGCGGAGATGGCGGCGGAGAGCTTTCTACGAGCGGCTCTAGCACTGGCGGTGGTGGAGCTGGCGGTGCATGGATTGGTGGCGCGGGCGGAGGAACTGCTGGTACGGCTGGTTCGGTTCGGAGTGGGCTCCGACGCGGAGCTACGGGCGGTGGAGGCGGCGGTGGCGGCATTGGAGGCGCGGGTGCAGGAGGAGCAGGAGCTGCTGCGGGTGCTGGTGGCGGAGGTGGAGGAGCTGCGCTAGGCACCTCGAAGAAGTCCGGCGACGGCGGAGCAGGCGGAAAAGGCTACTGCGTAGTCATCACACACGGGTAGGAACATGGCACGACTATCAGAAGCGTTCCTGGCCGAGCAACATGGCCTGGAGCTAGACGACATCGGGCTGTACCCCGGCGCGAGCGGCCTGACCGGCATAGAGCGGATCAAGGTCGGCGATGCGTTCGGGCCGCAGACCGTATCACAAATCAGAATTTGGGCTGGGTTCTTCGAGGTGCTCGGGAGCGGCGGGTCGAGACGGTACTACATGGCGGACGTCATCACGTACTTCTCCCCTCTTATCGACGGGCCGATCGACGCCACGGCCTTCGAGTAAGAGGAGACCGCATGTCGCGCAATCGGAAGAGGAAGGTCCAAGGCCGCCAAGCCGGTAAGGCCGTGAGTCCCAAGCAGCGCGAACAGATGCTACAGCTCTATGGCGTTGAGGGGAACTACACCGAGGTGGCAAGACTCATGCGTCTCTCGGTTGGCTGCGTCACGAAGCACATCAAGCTGATGCTCGCCGAACCGGATCCCCAGATCAATGAGGCCCGGAAGCGCACTGCTAGGGAGCTAGCGGGCAAGGTCAATGACAAGGCCAACAAGATCCTTGACTCCATCGCCCCTCACGACATTGAGTCAGGGGTGGTGAAGGTCTATCACCCAGAGACCAATGAGCTACAGCGCGTCATCACCTATGGGCCTTCGCTCATGCAGAAGGTGACCGCATCGGCGATCTTGGTCGACAAGCTGAAGATCCTGCGTGAGCACGAGCTGGCGCTGTCCGACGAGCACGCCGAGGGACGCATGATGCTCCCCAACGACATAGCGAGTCTGAAGAGCGGGATCATCTCGAAGCTGAAGGGCCTGACCTTCTTGAACATGCAGTTCGAGACGGACGAGCCGGACCTGGCACAACGAGCGCAGAAGCTCATGGAAGAGGCCGAGGTTGTAGACGCTGTCGTGGAGGATGTCTCAATGGACTCCTTCGACGGCAACACCGGGGAAAAGTAGCCACCGACTGGAGGGTATGATGGACAAGCCGATCCCTGTGATTTTTGTGGAGGAGTGCGAGATCCAGATGCGTATCTGGACGCGGACCGATGCCGAGATGTCGGTGGATGAGTTCCATCTGAGCCTGGGCCAGTTCGTAGCGAACGCGATGATCAAGATCCGACAGGAGTGCAAGCGCCGGGGAGTGAATCCCTGCATGCACATCGTTCCTCGTGTCCTCACCATGGAGCAATTCGCTGAGCTTGACGGCTCTACGAGTACCGGCGAACTGGCGAGGATGATTGAGGATGTCGAACGAAACAACCGTAGCTGAGTACCAGCAACTCTGGCAAGAGCTGGAAGCACTGGAACTCGCCTACACGACCAAGAAGATCTGCTTCTACAAGCCTATTGGCAAGCAAGCAGAGTTTCACGCAGCAGATGTAAGCACGGTTCGGCTGGTCCTTGGGAGTAACCGATCCGGAAAGTCAGTGGCAGGCGTCGTTGAGGCGATTGCACACTCACTGGGCTACAGACCGTGGTTGCCCGAGGGCCACCCCAACCGTGTGGTACGACTGGCGAACGGCCAGCCGATACCCGTACCGAACATTGGCCGCGTGATCGCACAGAACTACCAGCAGGCCGTCAACCAGACGATCTGGCCGAAGATCCAAGAGTGGGCTCCGGCGGGCTGGTACACGATCAAGAAAGACAACCGAGGGATCCCCGTCGAGGTCCATTGGAAGAACGGGTCCATCACCTACTTCATGTCCGACGATCAGGACGACATGGCGTTTGAGGGACCGAATGGACATTGGGTATGGGGAGACGAGCCCTTCGGATACCGGAAGTACACCGGCCTGAAGCGTGGACTCGTTGACTTCTCCGGTCACATCTGGATGACGATGACCCCGCTGTCTCAGCCGTGGATCAACGACATCATCGTGAACCGCGCGAACGATCCTGGCAGTGGCGTCAAGATGTGGAAGTTCTCCATCTGGGACAACTGCACCGAACGCGGAGGACACCTCCGACGTGAGGACATCGAGGAGTTCCTAAGTGATCTACGAGAAGATGAGCTTGAAGCTCGCCTCCATGCGAACTTTCTGCATCTCGCTGGTCGAGTCTATAAGCAGTGGGATCCAGAGGAACCATTCTGGGTGGATCCACGATCCATTCCCGATTCTTGGCCACGAGTGTGTATCATCGACCCACACCCCAGGAAACCTGTGTGTGTGGTGTGGCTGGCCGTGTCTCCCGACGATCAAGTCTTCGTATATCGCGACCTCTTCAATCCACGGCTCAGAACAATTAGAGCTGTGGCCGACGAAATCAAGCGACTCGAAGGCTGGGTCTCCAATGGAGAAGACCGCTCGGGGAACCCTAGCTATGTTCGCGGATCGGAAACCGAACCGGTCTGCTACCGACTGATCGACAACTCGGCCCAAGAGGACGAGAAGACGAGCGGGTCGACGATCCGCAAGAAGTTCCAGTCGTACGGACTCTACACGGACCTGGCGAAGAAGCGGAACAAGGACGCGGGCATCGAGGCTATTCACGATGCGCTAGACCGCAAGTACGAATGGGCCGAACCCGGCCTGGTCGTATTCAACTGCTGCCGCAAGGTCAAGAACGACTTCCTGAATTTCTGCTGGGAGGACTGGAGCACTGACAAGCAACAGCAGCTCAAGGGCAGCAAGCAGGAAGTCCGAAAGAACCACGACGATGCTATCGACTGCATCCGCTACTACTACCAGTCGGGCTGCAACTACAAGATGCTCCGTGGGCACCAGCGTCGCGCCGAAGCGAACTGGGACCAAGAGCAGGATTTCAACGGCCGGGGCATGATCTCCGGTTCGCAGGGTCCGATGACTCGTAGGGAGAGACAACATGGCCGACGTCTTGCGCGTCAGCGAACTCGCTAGGTTGAAGCTCACTCGGGACGGGGTCGTCGCCTATGACCAGGCGTACGCCCCTGCTGCCGAGAGCTACACCGAGCACGCCGGAGACCGCGTGGTCCTGGCTACGAACATGGCCACGCCGGAAGCGGTGGACCTCGGCGGTATCACTACGGCCGAGCATCTGATGTTGGAGACCGAGAGGACTATCCTCGTCGGCGTCAACAGTCAGACGAATCTCATCACGGTGAAGAAGGCGCTCATGGTGGTCAGCTCGTTCTCGACGCTGTATCTCCAGAACGAGAGCACGACCAACACCGCGACTGTTGAGTTCATGGTGACGGACTAGGAGGGGCTATGCCCGGCACGATTCAACTCGGCGAGGACAAGGCACAGGCTCGCGGGAGTGAGCTGGTCCGCCTCATCGAGACAGACATCCGAGACCGCCAGTCCAACATCAAGAAGCAGGAGTTCGTTCGAGCGGCCTACTTCGGGGAACTGGCACGTCGGCGTACGCTACGGTACGCGGGGCAGAGCAACATCGAGCTGCGCGTGGTCACCGACAAGATCGAGGGCTCCGTGCCCAAGATGGTCAACTCGTTCTGGAATGCAGAACCGACCGTCTTCGTACAGCGCGTGGGCGCGGAGTTCGACCCGGATCAGACGGACCAGAACCAGATCTACCTGAACCACCTGCTCGATACCGACATTCCTGATTTCTACGCGACCACCGAGATGTGGTTCCGCAACACCTTCCTCGACGGCGTGTCGGTCGTGAAGCCGTGGTTCAACTACGAGACTCGCGACACCGTGTTGGTCGAGGTGCAGAAGAAGTACTGGTTTGCCGGGGATACGGATCTCGTCGGGCAGCCAGTGCCCCAGGACCGGCTGAAGACTCCGATCGAGATCATCATCGAGCAGTTCGGCGGCTTCGCCGAGGGTACCTCTCCGAAGGGGATCCTCGACATCAGACCGGCTGAGGGCCTGGAATTCGACCCGGCTGCCGAGGTGGAGTCCTACGAGGGCATCGTCTTCGAGCTGGACATCGTCGAGAACCGCCAGGTGTTCCAGGGATTGCTCGTCGAATTTCACGATTCCCGTTACATCGACGAAGTGGAATTGTACATCCACCGGCCGATCGTGATTAAGAACAACGTGGAGGTGGACGTCGTTGAGTTCGAGGATCTCATCGTCCCGTACCGCACCACGAACCTCCAGTCTGCCGAGCGTGTCACCCAACAGTACTGGCTGACGGTCCCTGAGATCGCGCAGCGCATTGCGGAGGGATGGGACATCTCGGAGGAAGACTTCGAGAGGATCAAGGCGGAAGCCACTGGCGAGCGCCAAGAAGAGCACCCGGAGAACGACCGGCTGAAGAAGCAGAAGGACAGCCAGATCGGGGAGACCGGCAGGCACAGCATGCCCGCGCTCTCCCTGGAGCCCTACGTCGACAGCAAGGTGCTGATCTTCGAGGTCTACGCCCGCGAGGACGTACACGGCACCGGCAGCTTCAGCGAGGTCATCTATCAGATTCCATTCTGCCTGGAGAAGGTAGTCGACGCCCAGTACTTGGAAGAGAGCTTCCCGCACGGACGTCGCCCGTTCGTCGACCTGCACTACCTGCGGATCAGCGACCGGTACTACAGCATCTCCATGGGCGAGCTGCTAGCACCTATTCACGTTGAGGTCAACTCGATCATCAACATGGTGAACGAGGCGCAGGAGCTGATCAACAACCCGTGGTTCGGCTATGTGCCCTCGGCACTGACCACCGACCCGGAGATCTTGGAGAACATTGAGCCTGGGCAGGGCATCCCGCTGGGCGACATCAATGGTCTCATGTTCCCGAGCTTCCCGCAGCAACCTCTGGCCAACCTGAGTGCTGTGGACTCGATGCTGCTCTTCGCTGACCGGCTCACGCTGAGCCCGCAGTCAGTTGGATCCAGCCAGGCCCGTAACTCCCCGCGCACCGCGCGAGGCACGCTGGCCCTGCTGTCCGAGGGCAACGTCAAGACAGACATGGTCGTCACCGGAGCCCAGAAGGGCGGGTGGCGCGAGCTGGTCCATCAGGTCCACGCTCTCGAATCGCGGTTCGGCGAGGAAGAGAAGTGGTTCCATGTGGTGGGCGAGGCCAAGCCCCGTCGTATCACCCAGCAGGAGATGCGCGGACGCTTCATGTACCAGTTCTCTGGGAACAGCGTCAACACGAACCGCGAGGTCATGCGTACGATCTCGCAGATCCGGTTCAACACGCTGGCCGGGGATCCCATGTATATGCAGGATCTCCAGGCACGCCAGCATCTGATCAAGGACTTCCTCCGCCACTTCGGCGAGGGGACGAACGTCGACGTACTGCTGCCGAAGATCCCCGGTCAAACCGGCTCTAGGCTGCCCGTCGATCCGAAGACGGCCATCCGCATCATCATGGCGGGTCAGCCCATCCACGCGATCCCAGGCGAAGATCACGCCGGGTACGTTGAGCACATCAGTCGGTTCGGGCAGTCGAAGGAATTCGACCTGCTCCCTGAATGGCAGGCAGCTCTCATTAGCAACCTGCTCAATCAGCATCAGCAACTCCTCTTGCAGCAACAGCAGCAGGGCGGAGTTCCAGACGGGCCAGGTGCCGGGAACAACGTGCCGCAAGGTGGCGATCTCGGTAACCTAGAGGGAGGCGTCGTCTAGTGAAAGGTATCAGAGAACTGTTCCACACTTCGCTGCATCGTGCGGTCATGATTGGCCTCGATGAACTCGCAGTGAGTCTGGAACGGAAAACCGTCCACGCAGCTCGTGGCAAGCCCTTCGAGGAGATCCGCTACTCAGCCGGTCTCGCAGATGGGGTCCGCCTCGCTATCGCAGCGTTGCAACCACCGAAGGACAACGATGGGACGAACTAGTCGAAAGATCAAGAAGCTGAAGCAACAGGTCCGGGATGTCAAGGCACTCCGGAAGTCTGCTGCTGGTGGACAGGTCAAGAACCAAGCTGAGCAGCAGGCAGTTAATCGCGCTGCGGGCCGCCTTGGGGTTAACCCAGGCATGCAATTTTCGAGCAATTCACCTGCTCGGAAGAAGAAAGGGTCAAGCGGAGTCCGCTAGACCCTCCATCCTTCGCCATGCGGAGGGACATACCACACTCCGGGTTCGCACCACCGATGCGTAATTCGGGAACGGAGAGTGTACGATGGC